TTAGCTGCAATATTTATTTTTGCCCCCGCACGTGTTCTACAAGTAAGTCCTGTATGTAGTTTTTAAGGTCTTTCTTTGCTTTTACCGCAAGTATTTGAAGCTTTTCAAGTACTTTGTTTTCTTCTGGTATGTCTATTAGTTTTCGCATGTTAATATTTCTTTTTGGTATATTTTATAAACTTGGTTTTCATCTTCTACAAATATCAACATCCCATTCTCGTAAAAGCTAAGGTCAACTGAGTTAAGTTCGCTTTTTGTATTAAAAACATCATCCATTTCGCCAGCATGTTTATTGGTTTTCCTTAGTGTTGTTTTTATTTTCTTGATGTATTTCATAATCTTTGTTTTTAATTACACTACAAATATACATAGTATATATGATATATGCAAATAAAAGGAGAATTATTTTAAAGCCCTCCCCCTAAAAAAAATAAAAAATACAGACATCTAACACCACCGGGCATAGTTAATTTTTCAACTAAGTCTATCGCATCCATTATAGCAATTCTATAACCTTCATTCATTAAAGCAAAATTACTGAATTCGTTTGCATCTTCCTTTAATTTCTCTAATGCTTTTATAATTTTTTCTTTACTCATAATTTATCGTTTAATAATCCGTTAAAATATCAAAAATTCAATTCAATCTCACTCTTATTTTCTAAATGCAAATCAAAATTAAATCCTGCAAATCGAATAGAGCGATTTTTTCCAACTCCGTAAGAATGATATTCCCATCCGTAAATCTTACATAAGTTCCGGCATCGTTTCAAAAAATTTTGGTCAGTTAAATCTTTATCACCTTCATTTACCGCATTAAATTCAGATACTATTTCTCGGGATTTATGAAAATCATCCATATTTCGCCAGTTATGATCCAACCAAAAATCTGCAAAAGGTTTGCTGGTGCTTTTAATTAATCGTTTCTTATCGAGGTTGCCGCCTTCACTGCTTATTAAGCCATCAGACAAGTATAATTGAATGCAGTCGAATAAAAATGAGTAGAATTTGTTCCAATCGGATTGCTTGAAATCGGTAAAAAATACCCTCTTGAACTCATCATAAGGCAATTTATTAGCATTATAATGATTTGTAAATTCAACTATGTTTACCCTCCGCAAATAGCTATCTGAAAACCCTTTCGGAATTTTATTCGAATTAATCATGAACTTTGGCGATTCAGCGAAAGGAATAAATATCTGATTTTTGTTCTTTGCTTCAACTGTAAATCCATCAGTAATTTTAACGAATAAATCCCGCAAATCTTCTTCAAAGTCATCAAGAATTACAATTTGAGTATCTTCTTTCACTCGCTGAAATTTAAATGTAGTTTTCGGATTATAATCTTTTCCATCAACAACAATTACATTTCTTGCATACTTGACAATTTTCATTGCCATTGATTTGCCGGTCCCGCCTTCCTGCATCCCATCCAACTCGCCAGCAGCCATATCGCAAAAGTAAGGTACTTTGGTTAATGACATCTTTTTATATGTATGTAATGTGTAGCCGATAGAAGTGCAGAAGCTCCTTATTTTTTCACCATCATTTCCCAAAGCATTTTGAATGAAATGGAAAAAATCTAAATCTTTGTAAGGTTCTATTTTGTCGATGGTTTCGCTACATATCTGCTTTTCCCAAATGTGCTGACCTTTCAAATCAATATAATCCATTTTTTTCACTTCGTCTTTGGTTATCTCATAATAGAATCCATTGAAAAAAACATAAACATTGTCGGCTGTATCTTGAACCTGATTTATTTTTGTATTTGGCAATGTACTCAGATACGGTTTCCCAAAATATATCAGGTTATTTTGCAGTTCGTCATAAACCGGACCCGGAGCATTTTTTGAAACATAATTAAGAACAAAATGCTTAATTGTCCTTACACCTACTTTTTTTACAACCATGTTTTCAATCCGGATAAAATACCAATCATCAAAAGAACTTAGCGGCTCATATATTGAAAACCCATTTGCATAAATGAATTTCATGAATGCTTTTGAATCGATTGTTACTTTGCCCTTTTCGCTAACTGTCCAGAATGCAGATATATTTTGCTGTAATTTTTTATGATCAGATTCCGGGATTACAGATCCATTACCTTTTTTATATGTTTCAACTCCAAATGGATTTCCTTTATATGCAGAATCCAAAATTGTATTCAATTCTTTCGCCGGTAAATCATTGAAATCAATTGTTATATAATTGTTAGTATTTTCTTTGCTTATTCCAAACCGGCAACATGCCGAAATTAATTTATACAGATAATTATTCCGGTTGCCTTCAGAATAATGTTCAGATTTATTGAGCCATTTTAGTAAGCCTTTATAAATTTCACCTTCATCAGCAACAACATTGCCATCAAATTCATTTTTCTTTTGTTTGTCTTTAGCATCATACTCATTTTGCCAAGTTTCAGCATCTGCATTAATATAAATATCTTGGTCGAAACTTTCATAACAAACCCTGCTCAAATTTTTCCCTGACTTGTCAATATGAACTTTCAAATATTTACCCTGCTTTTCATCTACTTTTGAAATTTTACCTTTGTATTTCTTTTCATTCTTTTTTGTAGAAGTGAAATCAGCAAGTAACTTATTAAAATGCTCTTCAATAGCCAGAAAAAACAAAATATGCTTTTCTTTAATGGGCGGAATTTTTACAACAATTTTCAATCCATTGCCGCTGGGCGAAACAAAGCCGGAATAAACAGCCGGCTCACAAAACACAACGGATTTTATATCATCAATATCATTAATTTGCAAATCATCAATATCGATAACAATGAACCCGCTGTGGTCTATCAAAGCAAAGTCTTCACGTTCGGAGAATTTGCCGGAAAACAAAATTGAGGGTAAACTGGTTTTGATTTTATTCCGCTTGTCTTTGTCTTTTTCATCCCTGATTTTTTGAATAACTGCTTTTGAATTGCCATCTTTTATTCGATTAAGAATGTCATCAATTGCAACATAATAAGGATTTGTTAAATCAAAAATGTTTCTGAAAATTGTTATCATATTGCTTATTCGCGAAAATTGTTGGATTAATTAAAACGGCAAATCATCACTACCTTCTTCATTCGAAATTTCAATTTCAGCTGTATTCGGCTCTGGCTCACTATCACCACCACCAAAAATATTTGCATTGCCAAAATATGGCTGCTCCTTTTTCTCCTCTTTTGTCATTCCTTCAGCAATCTCTTTTGAAAATTTTTGCTTTATTGAATGAGTTGCAGAGACTTTCCCATCATCATTTTTAAAAGGCTCTTTCATTGCATTTACCCAGAAATTCATATACAGATTCCCCTTCTTGGTTTTCTGCAAATAATTAGGATCTAAAGGAATTACAATTGCATCAATCATATCGCCTTTCTTGTTTTTTACTTTTGTAAAAATGTGTTTAAATGCTGTTGCATTTATACTTAATGTTAAATTCATAATTTTAATTTATTTATTTATAATTTTAAACCACAAAAAAAGCGAAACCCCAAGATCCAAATATAGAATATCTGAAAAGGTGTAATGCTTAATTTTTGGGGCTCGCTTATTCATTTACTATCCTACAGCTGTGGTTTTTCAGAAACTTGTATTTCAATATCAGGTTTTACTTTCTCAGGTAATTGCGTTTTAGAAAATTTACCAAAACATTGCAGAACTCTAACTACTACTATTTCAGAACATCCTTCGTTATCATTTACGCCTTTTTGGTAATCAATCCATTTTCTGCATTGGTTAAAGTAATAACCATTATCAAATATTCGGTTCACTTTATTTTGTTTCTTCCAATAATCGTCTTGGAATGTATCCAATGCCTCCACAAGCATTTCATAAAGTTCAATTTTAGTAAACTTGTGGTATCTCGCTAATTTATGTGCTTTGTATTGCATTTTAATAACGTTTTTATTTTTTATTATCATAATAATCAATCCCATCCGGATAATCAGTTGCATCATCAATCCATTGATATAATGCAAAAATTACAATCATCATTGCGCAAGCAATTAGGCAAACAAATGAATAAAAATATAATTCATGTGCTGTAAAAATTACTGATGTTGTTACAAAAATAATTGCTAATCCAATCAGCATATTTTCCATTTTCTTTTTTAATTTTCGCTTTTCGAAGCTACTTTTTTCCTTTGAAGTTTCCATATTTCAATTTTTAAATTAAACATTACATACTTATTTACTGAAAAATTCAAAAATAGTTACAAAAATAATTTTTTATTATGTTAAATATTATTTAGAATCAGTCTAAATAAGCACTTTGCTATTTAGAATCATTCTAATTAAAGGCAATTCCTTATTTAGAATCATTCTAATTATAACCTTCTCTTGAAAAAGGTTACAAAATTAACAGTTTTCAATCGTCGGAAACCCGCTACCACAGCGGCCGTATTAACCTTGTAACCTTCTCCTTTTTTAACATATCATCGGAAACCCGCCACCACAGCGGCCGTATTAACCTTGTAACCTTAAACCCCTACCTTGCTATATAGGGAAAAAATATATGTACTTCTTTTTTTACATATTATATGTAATTTAACTAATTTATAGTAAAAGGTTTAAACTACTTGATAATCAGATAGTTAAGAAATCGACTAAAATCGTCGGAAACCCGCCACCACAGCGGCCGTATTAACCTTATAACCTACGTTTTGAAAAAGGTTATAAAATTGCTCAAAAGGTTATAAACTCAATGCCACAGCGATTATAAGGTTTATAGCTAAAAAAACCGCAAAAATAAATTTGCATATGTTATTATTTATTTGTTTATTATGCGGTCGTTGGCTTTATTGAATTTAATACTTTAAGTTTGTAAAATGGTTTTAGAAAAAACAGGGAAAAATTTATTATTGAATCCGAACAACCCGCAAAAATTCAATGATCTGGCGAAGTTACAAAATAGCATCAAAGAATTTCCAAAGATGCTCGAACTTCGCCCACTGGTTTACGACCCCAAAACAATGTATGTTTTAGGTGGGAACAAACGATTAATTTGTCTTAAAGAATTAGGATATAAAGAAATACCAGTTAAATGGACTAAAGCAGCCACAAAGCTAAGTAAAGACGAAATACAACGTTTTATTATAGCCGATAATGTTAGTTTCGGTGAATGGGATTTTGATTTATTGGATGGTTGGGAAAGTGATAAATTGGAAGAGTGGGGAGTTGATTTATCGGAGTTTGAAAGTGTTAAAGTAAAAGAGGAGGATGATTATAGTATTCCTGAAGAGATTGAAACAAATATCAAAATAGGCGATTTATTTAAAATAGGAAATCATCATTTGATTTGTGGTGATGCAACTAACCAAGTAGATTGCAAAAAGCTTTTAGATGGGCAAAAGGCAGACATGGTGTTTACAGACCCACCATTTGACTTTGACTTTGACTTTGACTTTGATATATGTAATGGACATATATTTTACATGAATAGCGAAAAAAATCTAATAAACTTCACAATAAAACATATAGACGTTTTTTCAAGATTATACACAGTAGATTTTAGGAATGCACATCTAATTTCAAATAAATCACCTATGTCGAGGTGTGATTATGTTGCAGAATTTTTAAACGGCAAAAATAAATTTAATAACCTAAAGGATGGTTTTTCAACACTTATTGAAAGCAGTAAAGGTGTTTTTATGACAGATGATTTTGGGCATAAACAAGCAAAAAAAGTAAGCTTACCAAGCACATTTATTGAACATTACACAAATAAAGGTGAAAATGTGTTAGATTATTTTGGTGGCTCTGGATCAACAATGGCAGCATGCGAGCAATTAAATCGAAAATGCTATATGATTGAAATAGAACCAAAAAACTGCCAAATAATAATAAACAGAATGAAAGAAGTTTATAATATAGATAGTGTTTTAATAAACTAAAAACATAATTAAACAACGTAAAATCAACGTAAATGCCTAATCCAGAAAAGATAATAGGAAAAGGGTTTGACAACAACCCGCAAAACATCAATAAAAAAGGCAGAAATAAGAAAATCTACACTATTTTAAAAGAAAAAGGATTTTCAAAAGATGACATTAAAACAGCCTTTGGCGAAATAGCTTGGTACGATCTAAGTGAACTAAAGAAAGTACATGAAGACAATAAAAAACCTGTAATTATGCGAATAGTTGCTAATCAGTTCTATTTAGCATTAAAAAAAGGCGACTGGAATAAGATAAAAGAAATATTAGAACATACGATTGGAAAACCACAACAAACAGTCAGGACAACAATAGAAGAACCAATTACATCAATTCAGCTGGAAAATGTCAAAATTAAAGATAACAACACTTCCATATCAAAATGATTTTATTGTAAGTGGTGCAACTCATACTGGATTAGTCGCTGGCTATGGAGCCGGGAAAAGCGAAGCAGGCATTATGAAAAGTATCATAATGAAACTTAGGTATCCGATGTATCCGGTTGCTTATTATTTGCCTTCATATCCGTTAATTAGAGATATTGCGTTTCCTAAATTTGAAATGCTACTGAATAAATTCAACATTCAATATACTTTAAACAAAACGGATAAAGAATTTCAGACAAAATACGGTTCTTTTATTTTACGGTCGATGGATGATCCAGCAAGCATAATTGGTTATGAAGTTGCCTATTCCTTGATTGATGAAGTTGATGTTTTGTCATTAACCAAAATGAATGATATTTACAGGGCTATTTTAGGACGTAACAGATGTTATTTGCCAAACAATGAAATCAATAAAACCGATGTTGTAGGCACGCCGGAGGGATTTAGATGGTTCTACAAATACTACGTTAAAGAAACAAAGCCAAACCGGAAATTGATAAGAGCAAGAACATATGATAATCCTTTTTTGCCAAAAGAATATATTAAAACATTAGAAGATTCGTACACGCCGGAACAAGTCGAGGCTTATTTGAATGGATTGTTTGTAAACCTAAATACCGGGACAGTCTATAAACATTTTGACCGGAAGTTAAATCATTCAGATGCAACAATCCAGGAAGGCGATGTTTTGCATATCGGAATGGATTTTAATATTATGAATATGAATGGTGCTGTGTATATCATTCGTAATAATATTCCAATTGCCGTTGCAGAATTGACGAAAATATATGATACATTTTCGATGATTAAAGTTATTCAAGAAAGGTTCAAAGGTCATTCAATTGTCATCTATCCGGATGCCAGCGGCAAAAATAAAAGTACTTCCGGATCAAGCGATATCCTTTTGTTGAAGCAAGCCAATTTTATAATCAGAGTTGGCTCTAAAAATCCATTTGTAAAAGACCGTGTTAATTCAATGAATATGAGTTTTTGCAATAATAAAGGAGAAAGAAACCATTTTGTTAATACGGATAATTGCCCGGTGCTTACTGAATCTTTAGAACAGCAAAGTTACAAGAACGGCGAACCTGACAAGTCAAGCGGCTTTGACCATATTTGCGAGGCTTCCGGATATTTTATTCATTCAAGATTTGGATTAAAAAAACGTAGGAGTTCGCCGAGATGAGAAAAATAGATAAAATTGATACTTTGTTAGCTTTAGACTTTGGGCTAATATTTGCCGGCGGGTGTTTAATTATTGGCTATGCTGTAAAATCTATGTTATGAATTTAGACAAAAAAACATTATCCGAAGTTTTGCAAACAGCGAACAACAAAGATTATTTTTTGCTGGCTAAATATCTGAAGGGCAAAAATCTATTTGATGCAAAGGAATTGAATGATCAGCCATTTGGAATAATCAAAGAGATTCAATACATATTGCAAAAGGAAGATTTTGAAAATTATCCTTCAATCATTACAAAGGTTTGCAATATTGAACAACCTGAAAATTTAGATTTCTTTGATTACTTCTACCAATGGAATTGGATATTGCAAGAACTCGAGAAGATTAAAAATAGAGAAGATGAATTTTTAGGCTATGAACCTACAAATAAAGAAATTGCCGCCGGTGTTGAAAACCTTTATAAATTTGGAAGCTTTGCAACTATTGATAAGTTGGCTGGAGGCGATATATTAAAGTATAAAGAAGTTGAAAAAATGCCATATCATTTAGTATTCACAAAGTTATATTTAGAAAAAACAACGGCTGAATATATGGCTGAATATAGCAAGATTAAAAAATAATTTGTTTTTCTAATATTGTTGGGTTAATTTTGAAAAAAAAATTGTTATGAGTGTAGTATCGGAAATTAGAACATTAGCTGAATCAGTTACATTTGGGCATGAGTTTGTTTATGGATTGTCTGAATACATCAATGCTGAAGCTGGTGATAAGGATTTGCAGGATAAAGATATGATTGCATTAGAGCCGGTAACATTTGCAACCAGCTATTCCGGCGGCGTTGCAGGTGATGAAGTTGGGAATACTACACTTTCTTATTGTGTGAAAAATGATGGGACTTATGAATCAACATTAGATGAAACCAATGAGCAGAAATTTGATCGCCGGCTTGATACAATGAAAACAGCTATCAAGACATTTATTGATGCAATTGCTTGTTTAGATAATTTTGAAATTCAAACGGTAAGAATAATTGAAAGCATTAATCAGCTTGATGAAAATACAGATATGCTGGTTGCACAATTGCAATTTATTTATTATGGTTAAACAGAAAGTTGATGGATGGTTAATAAGTACTATTGCGGCTTTGGTTGCTCAGTACAATAAAATGGGTTTGCGGGCATCTGGCAAATACGAAAAGGAATTAGAACCATTTAGTACATTTTCAGATAGTCATATCAATTGCGGCATCAAAGGTGCTTTTCATTCTCAATTTATGGAAAATGGAAGGTTGCCAAATACAAACCAGGACGTTGATAGTTTGCGGGCATTTGTTGGATGGGCTGGTTCAACTTTTTTAGCCGATTGGGTAGAGCAAAAAAATCTTTCTATTAATCCTTTTGCGGCCGCTTGGAAAATTGCAAGAGAAGGAATCCCTGTTCCAAATGCAAATAATCCGGGCGGCGTTATTTCGGATGTGATAAATGAAAAGCGAGTTAATGAATTAATTAATGATATGGGTCAAGTGTTTAGTATTCAGATAAAAAGTGATGTAATTAAAACTATTAAATAATGGCAGTATATACACTAAGTTTGGAAGGCGACAATGTTTCCGGTGCTGAATTATTCGCTGCTCATAATCCTTTATTTTGGCGATTGAATGTTGCATCATTTGTGGGAACAGGATTATATATTGTTGCCTCAGTAGTTGTGGGTTCTGACAGTTACGATTTCCGGATAATTGATGAAGATTTTGACGGTGCTGATGGAAATTTTCTTTTGGATGCAACCGGCATAATCAATGGATTAATGCCAGATGCAGCCGATATTGAAATCGGAGTTGCAACGGCGGAAGTTGCTACGGAAATGTTTCAAGAAATGACAATTAATTTTCATGCTTATTATTCCGGTGGAGACACGGCGGCGGCATCCGGTAGATATTATTTTGTCCATTCAGCAAGAGATTTAAAGAATGGGTATGGAGCTACTATGAAGGATTGGCAAGATTTTGAATCTAAAACTTTTTATTCTCAAAAGTTAGCAAATAAATGCAATTGGTATTTTTATGCTGATGATACCGACACAAAATATTTAACATTTGAATTGAACGGAGCGGCTTATGGTGCTGCAAACAAAACCGTTTCAACAACCGGTAAGGGATTTTATAAAGTTCCTACATTCCCGTTCGGAATAACCGGAACAGCACAGGTAGAAGTTAGAACAGGCAGCTATGCAGGTGCAATTGAGCAAACACATTACATCATAATTGAAGATATGTGTGAAGATGATATTCGGATAAAATGGTTATCTAAAGAAGGATTTTATAAATACGGTGTTTTTTCTCAATATCTGAAAAGCAATAGAAAAATCAAAGATGGATTGAAAGTTCCTGTATATTTTACTGAGATGTATGATCAGAAAGCAAATGAAAATATTATTACAAAGGAATTGCAGATTGGTTTGAGGTTGCGAAAATTGCAAACCGGAACAACAAAATTGGAATATTATTTGGATTTGGCAAGCTCGCCAAAAGTATATCTGAATATCGGAACACAAACTTATTTACGTTCGCCGGATTGGCTGCAGGTCAATGTGAAATGGAATCCAAATTATTTCGTTAAAAAGAATTTTCATGACATTGTAATTGATGTATATAAACCAAAATCTTATATTCAGCAACTATGAGAATTTTAAAAATAAATGGTTCACGTGTTGAATTGTCTGAAAAAACAGCAATTGGAATAAATTATCAAAGTTCGGATATTTCAACTATTGATAAGAAAAGATTCAACACTACAAATACATTTCAAATTCCGATAACAGCACACAACAAACAAATATTTGAATTTCTGGAAAACCCTAATGCAATGACAGATATTCCCTATGAAGAGGTAACTGTTAATTTGTGGGACGGCGGAATACATTTGATAATTGACGGTAAGGGTTATGTCCAAAAATCAGATAGTGTATATTATCTGAAAGTGATTAAGGACGGGACTATTATCGACCTTTTAAAAGAAACAAAGCTAAGGGATTTGCTAAGGGATAATTTTCAGGACTTGGGGGCTGGATATGCAAGCTGGGGGGCTATGCTAACAGATATACAGGTAAATAATGTAAATGGTTATTGCATCCCGTATTGGGCTTTCGAGTGGAATGTTTTTCAGAATGTATCATGGATGAAATTACTAGATGGTGGGTTTGGGATATTCCTTACTAATGTATTTGAAATGATTGAAACATTGACTGGTTATTCTTTGGTTAATGCTGGAACACTTACTGACGATTCGGTTTTCCAAAAAATGGTGATGCCGCTTTATGATGTTGTCCCATTTAAACCGTATGGAGCTAATTATAATTTATTTCTATTTAATAGCGGAACAATTCCGACATATTTCCAATCAGCTATGATAGACTCTAACTATGATTATTATGGCGGGAAAACTGTAATGGATTTTCTAAAAGCGGTTAGTGTGATGTTTAATTGTATTATGGATTTTGACTACATCAATGATGAAATAAGTCTTTACAAATTTAATGACATCGCCGCTGGGGTAGTAAACGATTGGTCAGGGAAAGTAATAAAAGCGACAAAAAAATATGAATTAGGGAAATATGCAGAAAACAACTATATCGAATGGAACAAAAAAGATACACTGGTTAGTGAAGATGCAGGCACGTTCATAATTACAAGCAATAATATAAATTTAAAAGAAAACGCTACAAATAAAATAGATTTAATGATTCCTAATTCAGGGGTATCATATACTAACCCCTGGTATTCGATAGGCTCATTATCGGCAGGTGGTCCGTTTACATGGTATGCAGAGTACATGAAACCTGAGCCATTGAAAAATATGTTGTTTTTCGTGTTAGATGCTGCCACAATCCAAGCGTACAATATGGCAATTAAAACACAAACAACTGCTACATTTGGATTAGCATTTGAAACCTCATTGAGATATTACAACACTGTATTTCCATATGACTTTGAAAGCGAATATTCCGCTTTAGAAACTATGCTAACAGACCCAGTCGGCTACGATGCAGAATTAGATTTAACATTACTGGACATACACAATTTCAAACCCTATGAACTTTATAAGATTGATGAGCTTGGCGGAACTTTCTATGTAAATAAAATCACCGGTTACAATTCATTAAGCCGCAAAGGTACAAAGGTCGAACTTTTTAAAATTAGCTAATATGGCAGAGAAGATAAATTTATTTGAATTAGATGTCAATTATGACGATGTTTTAAAAGAGAATGCTAAGTTGTTAGAAAAGCTGACAGCTTTAAAAAACGAACAAAAGGAACTGAATAAAAAAATTACTGATACTAAAAACGCAACCGATGCTGAACGGCAGGCTTTTGTATCAAATCAAGCTGTATTGAAAAATGTAACTTCTCAATATAACCAAAATAATAAAGTTTTGCAGTCGTTGAATGATACACAGCTGAATAATATTACAACGGTGGAGCAGGCAAGAAAGGCATTAACAGCAACGGGAACACTGTGGGCAAGACAAACAAAATTGGAAGGTGAAAACAGCGAAAGTTCAAAGCGGCTTGCAAAACGAAAACTGGAATTAACGGAAAGGCTCAAAAAATTAGAATCTGCAACCGGCGACAATACCCGGCAAGTTGGAAATTATTCTGGAGGCATAAAAGATGCAGCTAAAGGAATGGGAGGTTTCCAGGGGGTTATCGGAAAAGTTATTCCGGGAATAAACAAAATGGATTTGTCATTGTTGAAATTATTGGCAAATCCTATTGTATTAATTGTTGCTGGCGTTGTTTTAATATTTACGAAATTAGTTCAAATATTTAGATCGACTGATGAAGGAGCAACTGAAATGGATGCTCGAATGGCTCAATTATCTGCAGGAATGGACGTTTTAAAAAGACGGGCTTTGGTCTTGATAAAAGCATTCAAACATTTGTTTTCTGGCGAGTTTAGGAAGGCAGGCGAAGCATTTAAAGAAACGGTTTCTGGAATAAAGGATGAATTTGAAAAGGCTAAAAATGCAGCCTATGATTATGTATATGCCTTAGACGCTTTGAATGATAGAGAAATTGCGGCAATAAGCGAGCAAGCAACATTAAGAAGGGAAATAGAAAAAAATATTACACTTTCAAAAAATCAAGCAAAATCAAACAAAGAAAGAATTGCAGCTTTGGAAGAAGCCGGCGAACTGGAAAAACAATTAGCTGAACAAAAAGTAAAGTTTGCAGAGGAAGCATTTGATTTGGAAGTTGGCGATGCCGCCCGAAAAGCTAACATCGATAAGGATGTATTGAAAAACTTTATTGCTCTTGGCGAAGCCGAACAAACAGCAGCAAGAGAAAATAATAAAGAACTGGCAGCCGCTTGGAATTTTCTTGGTGATGAAAGAATTAAAAAATTGGAGGAGGCATATGCAAAAGGGGTAAAAGCTGAAACATTTTATTTCAAAAAGTCAAAAGAAACAACATCCCAATTGTCCGGATTAAGAAATAAATTATCCAAAGAAAATGAATCAAATATAAAAGCCGGCAATGAAGCAACAATTAAAAATTTAGAAATTGAGTTGGCTGCATATGAATTGCAGAATGAATCTAAATTGGAAAGCGACCAAGAATTGACAGCAGATTTAATTGAAGAAGAAGCTAATCGATTAAATATAATTGCTACAAAAGAACATGAAATCAATCAACAGAAATATGAATCTGGCTTGATTGATAAACAAGAATATGAACTTCAAAAATTGCAACTTGATACAGATTACTCAAATGCTTATTTGGAATTGATTGATGAAACAATTTTGCAAGCTGATGAAAAAAATCAGGAAGCAATTCAGAAAGCAAAGGAGCAAGCGGACATTGATAAACAAAATGAGATTGATAGGCAAGTAGTTGATTTTGAAAACGAAAGAATAATCGCTGAGGAAAATGCAATAACAAAACAAGAATGGGAACGTGAGCAATTAGATTTAAAATATCAAACTGAAATTGAGAATGCTAAAAAAACCGGTGTTGATACTTCATTGATTGAAGAAAAATATAGATTAGCAAAACAGAAAGCAGATATTATTTCTTTTCAAACAAAAGCTAAATTGACCGGTGATTTTGCAAACAACTTGGCAAATATATTTGGCAAACAATCGAAAGCCGGCAAGCTGGCAGCAGCAGCAGCGGCGACAATATCAGCAATTCAAGGGGCTACGGGGGCATTTGCAAGTTTATCATCCATCCCAATTGTGGGTCCGGCTTTGGGAGCGGCGGCGGCGGTAGCAGCTTTGGCAGCTGGCTTTGCAAACGTAAAGAAAATATATGCAGTCAAATCAGGTTTACCGGGCGATGGTGATGGTGGCTCTGTTCCTTCCGGCGGCGGGGGGTTTTCAGTTTCTACATCAAACATTTCTGATGGGGGTTTGGTTCCACGTGCTGCAATTGAAGGCGGATCAGGTCAAATTGAAGAAGGAATGACCGCTGCTTTAGAAAATGCTCCGCAAAGAAATGTTTTGGTAGTAGATGAAGTTACAGCAAAACAAAATGAGCAAAACGAAATTGATGTTAGTGGTGAGGTTTAAATTTATTTCACTTTACAAATAAAACGAGTTGGGACTTCAATAATATAGTGTCTCCCTAATTTATAAGAGGTGTGGTTAGAGTTAATCATACCTTCTTTTATTCTACGAATTACTGTTTTAGCGGTTTTTGGTCTATTTCCAAAATAAACTTTTCCATAGCCTTCTGGTGTATAAATCATAATAAAGTCCTTTGGCGGACAATATTAAACAAAACTATTTTAAAAAACAAATAAATGTATTTAATTTTGATTTTTAAAATTTAAATTAAAACTAAGTAGAATGAAAAAATTATTTTTAATCCTAACACTTTTAGGGGTGTTTGCGTTCGCAAATGCTCAAAAAACAATTCAAAGCGGTTCTGATTTCTGGTTTTCTCAATCGGCGGCATTAACAACTTCTGATACGGAATCCAGCACCATATATTTAGCTGTCGAAAAACAGGTTGGATATATAGTTCAATTGTCTGTTGATTCAGTTTCCGGCACGCCATCAATGACAACAACCCTTTATGGCTCAGTCGATTACGTTAATTGGTTTACTATTGGTTCAGCTATAACAACCACAACCGGAGTAGATACAGCTTACACATTTTTAGACGAAACCGGTAATCTTTACCCGTTTTTGAAATTAGCAACTGTAGCAACTGCAACGGCTCAATCAAGTACGATCAATAGAACTTGGAAAATCTGGACTGAATAAGCATGGAAGGACATATTTACATATATGGTGAGATAATTGCTTTTCAAGGCAAAGATGCAAATGAATTTGGTTGTGTTAATATTAAAGATATTCAAAATCAAATTGCAGCTCAGCCGGAAGCGGAAACATTCAGAGTTCATATAAATTCTGTTGGTGGTGATGTTAATGAAGGTTTCGGAATACATGATATTTTGAAAGCATCCGGTAAAAAAATCATTACACAGATTGAGGGGCTTTGTGCATCCATATCAACAATTATCGCCTTGGCAGGTGAAGAACGATTGATTACTGAAAATTCTGAAATTGTTATTCATAATCCTTTTGGTTTTGCCGGTGGCGAAGCTGAGGACGTTCAGAAATTTGCAGATCAATTGCAGTCAGTTGAAAGCAAATTAGCCAACTTCTATGCTGACAATACAGAATTAACTATTGAGCAAGCAAGCGATTTTATGAAAGATGAAACTCGTTTTAATGCCAATAAATCAAAAGAATTTGGATTTGTTACCGAAATCGTAACAAGTTTAAAAGCGGTTGCGAAATTAAATATTAATAAAAATACGAACATGGAAAACAAAATTACAGAGGAGCAAATTGATAAAAAATTTGATTCCTTTTTTGATAAAGTGAAAGCTTTATTTATCGGCAGCAAGATTAAAAATTTGATGTTGAAAGATGCCAATGATCAAGAAATTGATTTCGGCGATATTGAAACGGAATCTGAAATTGCTGTTGGTTTGAAAGGTGTGAAAATTGATGGTTCGCCAGCGACTGGGGTAATTACAATGCCGGATGGCAAAGAAATAACATTTGAGGCAGGCGAAATCACAGAAATTAAAGAACCCGAAGGCGAAGGTGAAGGTGAAGATATCGAAGCCTTAAAAACTGAAAACGAAAGTTTGAAATCAGAAATTGAAACTTTGAAATCTGCACAGGCGAAAGTTGAGACAGAATTTGAAGCTTTTAAAACTGAGATAAAAAGTTCCTTTAAATTTGATAAGGATGGAAATCCTGATCCGGAAAGAACCGTAAAAAACAGACATATTTATAAAACTAAAAAATAGAACAAAATGGCAAGTGCAATAGATTTATCGAGTTTGACAATGAACAATGAAGAAGCGAGAGATTTCGTGGAGGTTGTATTTGAAAAACTTTATGGCGATGACGGGAGAATCTCCGCCGCTAATGACATCCATACGGGTGTCCAAATGGGTACACAAATTCCATTTTTCGGCGTTGCCGGAATGATTGGAAAAGCATCAAGCGGGTGTACTCCAAACGCTGTCTCTGGCGTTGCAGTTACCCAAAAATTATGGGAACCAAAACTTTTTGATGCAAGATTAACTCATTGTCAAAATGATATTAGTCAGCTTTTCAAATTATGGAAACGGTCTCCGTCTGGCTTGGCAACATGGGAAGATGTAGACAATGAGCAGATGGCTTTCTTGGCTTCTATGGTTGTTAATTCGATGGTTGAGGCAATTTTGAGATTAACTGCTTTAGGTGATACAAATGCAAGTCCTGTTGGCGATGCGACTGGTGATGAGCTTTTAACAAGCGGAACAACAAAAGCGTATTTTAATTTGTTTGATGGCTACTGGCCGCAAATCATTGATGCAGTAACTGGGTCATTAACAACTCGTTACACAATTACTGAAAATGGTTTGGGTTCTAAAGCTGCTCAAATTGTTCTTGCTGCCGATAGAGGTCTGAAAACTTTGAGATATTTGTATAATAATGCAGATGCTCGTTTGATGGCTGCCGAAAACAAGGTGTTTGTTTTGACTCATTCTTTGTTCACTAATTGGGTGGATTATTTGGAAGACCAATCACTTGGCTTCATGTTGCAGCAAACTGAGGAAGGTTCTACAAAATGGCTATACAGGGGTATTCCTATTATTGTACGTCCTGATTGGGATAGAAATATCCGTGCTTATTGGGATAATGGGACAACTTATTATTTCCCTCACCGTGCTTATCTTAGCACAAAAGCAAATATTCCAATTGGAACTTCTGACGAGGGTGATTTTACTAACTTTGATGCTTTTTATGACCGAACAGACAAACAACATTATATGGATGTTGCATCTTATTTAGATGCAAAAATGTTGGAGCCTTACATGGTCATAGCTGCATATTAAAATAGGAGGAAAAAAATGGGATGTACAACAGGAATATCAGCTGATTTAATAAATGATTGTGATACGCAAACGCCGGTTGCCGGTTTGGAAGTTAAGGCATGGGCATTGAATAGAACCGACATAAGCACAATCACTTATGATGGGTCAAATGGAAATGAAGTATCAGCAATTACAATGTTATCAACAAAACAAGCTTGGGTTTTGCAGGGTTTTAAAAAGTCGCAAAATGCAGGGCATGACATTGTAGTAGCTGAAGACATACCTTCAAGATACAAACAATTTTTCTCTTTCAAGCCCTGGGGCGTTGATGCAGATGTTGTTGAAGATTTGGATGATTTGGAAGATTTGGTTATTATTGTTGAAAACAAAAACAAAGGTATTTCCGGCGATGGAGCTTTTGAAATTTATGGTTTGGAAACGGGACTTTATAAAAGTGCAGATACAAGACGAAGCAATGATAATAATGCAATTCAATCAATCGAAATGACTACGCAGGATGGGGAAGATTCTACGGTATCAAGACACGTATTTTTTGATACGGATTATGCAACAAGCTTAGCAGCATTAGTAGCATTAGAAACTCCGGCGGTGTGATAACGGATATTGAAAAAATAAAGCGAGTTGATATTGAATTAGTGTTAGCTGATGATTTATTGACTCGCTTAGTTTTAAACACTTATTCGGCTTTATGGTGTGTTTCGCCAAAATTTTGCGAGCGCTCTATAAGGTTGTATTATAGCGAATTAGTAAAAAACGGAATTAAACAATTTAAGATGAAATCGAAAAAGCAAGAATATATTTTAAAAAAAGGTGTTCGTATATATTGGAAACATGAACATTTTACAGTTTATAATATGACTGATGAAAAGGCAAAAAAATTGCTGAAGGAAAATCCGAAATTGATAAACAAATTTGAAAAGATGCCGGAAAAATTAACCGCTGCTGATTTGATTGATGCAATTAATAAATGTGAAACTATTGAGCAATTAGAAAAATTTGCAGGCGATAACCGGAGGACAGTATTCAAAGCTTATAATGATAAATTAGATGGATTTCATAAAGTTTCAAATGTAGATATTGCAGATGAAAACGGAACTGATTAAAATAGAGCCTCGAAAGGTTGTAAAAGAAAACAAGCAAGCTGGCATCATGAATAATGGTGCTGATAATGCCTATCCATCTCGGATGGAAAGAATTATCCTTGCAAGCACAACTGGCAAAGCGAGTGCAGAAATGTATGCAAACTTTTTGGCTGGCTCCGGGTTCAGTGATGAGATTAATAAAATAGTTGTCGGGGAGGTTAATTATAAACCGATAACAATGTACGATTTGCTTGAAAGGATCGTACATTCAGTTGCTTATCAAAATGGAGCATTTATTCATTTAAATATTGCTTATGAAAGTGCTGATAAATTTTATATTTCAGACGTGCAACCTTTATTATTTAAAAATTGTCGCTTAGGCCTTTTGGATGATACAGAATATACAGGCAAAATTGCTATTTACGACAATTGGGATAAATCGAAATCAAGTAAAATTGAGAAAAAGAAAATAAGAAAGGTTAATGTTTTTAACATGAAACCGGAAGTTATCACGTCCCAAATAACAACCGCCGGCGGTTTTGAAAAATATAAAGGGCAAGTTTATCATCAATTTTTAGATAATGAATATAATTATCCTTTATCGCCAATCGATGTTGCTCAAGACGATGCCGATACAGAAAGCGAAATTTCTAAGTATAAAAACGGCGATTTGCGGAATGGTTTTACAGCAAGTTACATACTTCGCCATGCTTATTTTGCAAACAAAAAAGACAAACAAAATTTTGTTGATAAAATAAAAGAATTTCAGGGTGCAGAAAATCGTGGATCTATTATGCTTATCGAAGATGACATTACTGAAGATGAGACAACCGGGATGACTGTTGATAATGGTTTGAAATTTGAAAAAATTGAGCAAACCGTTAATGATAAAATATTTATCAATTATGAAAAGTCAGTTGCAAATAATATTCGCAAAGCCTATAAAGCAATTCCAACAATTTTAATTGAATATGTTGAAGGGAAATTGGGCGGAACTTCCGGCGAAGCATTGACAGCCGCTGCCGATTTCTACAATGAAATGACAAAAAAAGACCGGCAAATAATTGAAAACATTTTCAAAGATATTTTTCAGCATTGGAAAGAACCGATAACAGATTTTGAAATTCGGCCGTTGCAGTTTGGAGACGAAGAAGAAATTATTGACATTGCGGAATCTAAACGTTTAGAATCGCAAGCAGCGTTAAAAGGGTCTGTTGGGGGTGTAACTGCATTAATGCAATTACAACAATCAGTAAGTGAAGGAACATCCGATTTATCGGCAGCCATTGCAATTGTTGAAGAAATTTATGGTATATCAAAAGAAAAAGCAACAGAGATGCTCGGAACTCCAAAACCTAAAACAGAATAAACATGTCAGCATTATTATCATTTAACAAACAACAATCAGTTAAACCAATTGCAGCGAATAATGAAAGCCGATTTGCTCAATGGTCAGAGGAAGTCCAAGAAAGGGAGTTGAAAAAATTAATTGGCACAAAATTATATCAAGATTTAGTGAACAATTCAACATCAGCAATATATCTTGAATTACTAAATGGTGGAACATTTGTTGCAAATGATTTTACATATACCCAGTTAGGTTTGCGGTATGTATTAGCATTTTTTATTTATTCAGAATATTTATCAGACTCGAAATTGCAAGATACATTTGCTGGCTTTGTAAAGAAAAACATTCCAGAAAGCCGGCAAGCTGAAATAGGAGAAATAAAAGCAAAACAAAACCGAGCAAGGCAATTGGCATTTGGAGCATGGGAGGAAATAAAATTGTTCCTTGATAATAATACAGATACATATGAATATTGGGAGTGTGCTAATGTTCGAAAAATATACCCGCCGGAAATAACAAAAATCTAATGGCTGTAAAAAATTACAAAGAATTAATCGAGGTTGATGCTATTTCACATATTGACGAAGTGCTTTTTGGTGTTACAACAACAATTTCAATATTAACTATTATTGATGAAATTCTTTATTCCGGGGATGAATTAACAATTACAAATCCACACACTTTAGAAAGTGATACATTCACTTTATCGGCTGATTCCGTTGCAGATGCAACTTCTTTATCAATTAACAGCCATGATTTTACATCTTCTTTTCCGGTTTACTCTGTTATTTCATTTGCACAGTATGAAAATATAAGGCAAAGAACAATAATAGATAGAGGCACAATAGCCGGAATGACCATAACTCCGACAACATTAATAAAAACAGATTCTATTTTAATTGATGCAGGGAATGGGAAAATAGCAATAGGCGGATCGACAGCTTCGGAGGCTTTAGATGTATATGGTGAAATCGCTATCAATGGAACATCTATTATTTATCTTCCTGATCAAGTCGCATTATTAGGCTCTGTGGTTTTTGGCACAGGTGGAAGAAACTTAGTTAATACAGCTGGCACTGATGGGAGGTATAATACAATAATTGGTATTGGTGCTGGTAATGCAATGACTACTGCTCAAAAGAATGACGCAATTGGTTATCAAGCTGCATATGTGAACATATCTGGCAGCTATTTCCAGGCAATTGGTTATCGAGCTGCATATGTGAACATATCTGGCGGTTATTTTCAGGCGATTGGCTATTTAGCTGCATATGTGAACATATCTGGCAGCTATTTCCAGGCAATTGGTTATCAAGCTGCACGCTCTAACACGTCGGGCAGTAATTTTCAGGCGATTGGTTATCGAGCTGCATATTCTAACACGTCGAGCGGTAATTTTCAAGCGATTGGTTATGCTGCTGCATATTCTAACACATCGGGCGGTAATTTTCAAGCAATTGGGTATTTCGCTGCACGCTCTAACACATCGGGCGGTAATTTTCAAGCAATTGGGTATTTCGCTGCACATTCTAACACGTCGGGCAGTTATTTTCAGGCGATTGGCTCTCAAGCTGCATATTCTAACACGTCGGGCGGTAAATTTCAAGCAATTGGGTATCAAGCTGCATATTCTAACACGTCTGGCAGTAATTTTCAAGCAATTGGGTATCGAGCTGCATATTCTAACACGTCGGGCAGTAATTTTCAAGCAATTGGGTATCAAGCTGCACGATATTTAGCAGATGGTTCAACAGGCGCAAAGGTTTTTAATAATTCTACATATGTTGGAACAAATACAAAGGTCTCAGCTGAAGGCGTTACTAATGAAAATGTATTTGGATATAATGCAACAGGAAATGGAAGTAATTCTGTAACATTAGGAGACGATAATATTTTAAAAACAATTTTAAAAGGAGACGTAGGAATAGGAGAATCCACACCATCCACAATATTGCACATTAAATCAGCAACCACCCCAGCTATCACCGTAGAAAACTCCACGACCTCGATTACCGTGTTGGTGCAAGCATTTAACACGGCCGGAGCGGTTGGAACAGGAACGAATCATGAATTAGGAATTTATACAGATGCAATTGAAGCTGTTAAAATAGACACCTCGCAAAATGTAGGGATAGGAACGACACCGACTTCTAATTTGCACAATGGCGGAAGTGCTGCAAAAGAAATAGTTTCAAAAACTGCTGATTATACGGCAGCAGATGAGGAGGTTATAATTTGCGATGGTTCAAGCAACACAGTAACAATAACACTCCCTGCATTATCAGGGATAACAGGCCGGACATACTATATTAAAAGCATTGATTCTACATACACAGTTACCATTGATGGAAATGGAGCGGAGACAATAGATGGTCAAGCAACTCAAACATTAGGAAAATATAATTGTATTCAAATAATTGCCGGGTCTTCGGAATGGCATATAATAAATTAAAAAAAAAGATTATGAAAGATTGGTTTCAAAGTATTGCGGAAGGTGAAATTTCTGGATATTCGTATATAAATAAATTTGGTGCAAATCCCGACATGCACACGCAGGATTTGATTTAATATTAAAAGATAATTAAGATGGCAATAATAATTAATGACCCTGTTTCGTACAAGGGTGGAAATTTTACGGGAATATATGGTAGAGTAGTTCCCACACTTTCAGAAAGTGGCGAAAAAGTTAGCGGAGATATAAATTGGTATTTCTCGGAATCTGCATTTGAATTAAATGTTGAAAATAAACTGGATATGAAAGGACGGTTTACGCTCGGACAAGACAGCAATTTGCCGGTTGATTTCATTTATGGTTATGATGCAGCGGAAAATGGAAATGACATTCTTTTATTTGCAACGAATAATATAATAGCTTATTTGTCGCAATATACGAATGTAACAAATACATTAATTGTAACTTAATTTTATTATTTTCGTACAAATTTTTTTAACGAATATTTAAAGATGGAAACTATTGACATAACAAAATTAGGAGTTGTAAGATTAGAATCGATGGCTTATGCTGAGATGAAAAAGATTGAACAAGCTCAAAGAAATTTACATGCAATTGAAAATCAAATTTTGATTAACAAAGAGAAAGAGAAAGCAAACCCAGCCAAATCATTAAAACAAAAATTATGAGCGAGAAAAATCTAAGAAATTTCAGGAACCAAATATTAATTATTTTGATAGTTGGGTTAGTGACAGTAGCAGGTTCTACAATTGTCTTAAGCCAAATAAATTCTGTGAAATCAGAGGACAACAAAATACAGATAAAATTAATCACAACCGATATGAAATCAAAGATTAATTATATTGATTACAACAACGATCGAGAGTATTTATTTTTAGAATTGCAAGAAATAAAAAGGGATATTAAAGAACTATTAAAAAAATGAGTATATTCAGCAAAATTATTGGCAGCGAAAAAGTAATGAATATAGCTGCAAAGGGTATTGACAAAGTGTTTTTCACTAAACAAGAAAAGGCGGCAAATTGGATTAATACGTTGAAAGCATATGAACCATACAAAATTGCTCAAAGATTGATTGCGTTGATTGTTACTTGTGTTTATTTGTTTGTGTGGATATTGTCAGCAATACTATTAGCATTCTCAGTGTGGTTTGAAACAATAGAGGCGGCAAAGATATTAGCAGAACTAAACAATAACACACTTAGCTTACCATTTAGTTTGATAATTGGATTCTATTTTGCCGGCGGAGTTGCCGAAGGAATTATTAATAAAATCAAAAAAAAATAATGGATAAAAAATTAGTTCTAATCAGAGAGCCGGAAGACCAACAAACTTTAGGT